CCACGATTGTCGGCGCTGCGGTCACGGTGCCGCCGCCAGCCACCACGATGTCCGCCGTGGCATCCCGGCCACTGCCCACACCTTGGCCAGGGGTCACACCAATCAGCGACACGCCGCTATAGGTGGCGGGAGTCATGCCAGAGCCGTTGGTGGTAACAGTCAAGGTGGCGATGGGGTTGCCCTGCGGGTACCAAAGCAGGCTGCCGTACCCTCTGAACGTGAAGCTGACCGTAGCCACGTCGCCAGCCTGGATTGACTCCTGGAAGCCTTCCACAAAGGCAATGCCGCTGTGGATCTCAGCATTATCACCACTGCCGTCCTTCACAGGCGACACCCGATAGACCCGCAGGGCAGTACCGGCTGCGCCGCCGAGCCATGCCGACTTGAGCAGCTTGTACCCCGCATCCCCCAATGCGATGTTCATGCTGGCCGGAACACTCCAGCCGATATTGGTCATCAGAGGATTTTTCCACCCGTATTCGCTGCTGTAGTCCAGCGGTGCATCGGTAGAGTCGGTACTGCCATCAATACTGGCATTGGTGAGGCTCAGAACCTGCGTCAAGCCCGAGGTAGACGTGGGCGCGGATGATGCGGTGGTGCCGAGCCCTACATACAGCTCGTAGTCGAGGGCTGTGAAATACCCGGACATGATTGACAGTCGTTTGGCTTAGCTTGCCGCCGCCAGTTCCCGCTCCTCCTCAGCCTCCAGCCATTCCATGGGCGACGGCCGCTGATCGCAGTGCAGCTCCCAATCCTGCACGTCATGCCCGATGCCAGAGGTGGCAAGCAGGGATTCCTGTAGCTCCTGCAGGCTGCAGCCGAGGGCCTCGGTGACCTGCTGCGGCGTCATGCCTGCGGCTGCCAGCTTGCGGGCCTTACTGCCCCGTTCCCGCACAACGGGGGGTGCTGCGATCTGGAACCCGTGGTCCCGCAGGTAGTGCATGATCTCGCCCTCCACGAAGCGGCCTAGGAGGGTGGAGAGCTTGTAGGGCTCACCGTTGGCAGGGTTGAGCTTGGTGGGGTCGTAGCTGCGGAAGGTGCGCAGAAACGCCACGTCCACCAGGGAGCTGATCACATCCCGCTCCAAGACTGGAAACTTCCTGGCCATCTTGGCGGTGAACTTCCAGGCAAGCCCGATGTTGGCCGCGTAGAGCTTCCCAAAGGCGCGGCGTTCCTCCCTTGTGAAGGGCCGTTCCAGGTGGTCACGTTCCCGCCACTGTTCTTCCGGCAGGCCTAGCGCCGTGAGCAGTGTGAGTTGGTTGCGGTCTTTGCGGGCCATGGCCCATCAGCCACGGAACACCCTGATGCTACCGGAACTGCCTTTGGGAACCGAAGTGGTCAATACCCCGAGCGTTCCCACCAGCGAGGGCACGACGGTGAGGCAGTTGAGCACCGTGGGCGCACCGCCTTGGCGGAAGGTCACGGACACCACGTCCACGCTGGCTGACTGCAGGCTGCTGTTGGGGATGCCAGGGATCAGCTCACCTAGTGCCGTGTTGCTGCCGCTGAGCAGGGTGGGGGTTGCCAGCAGCGCATTGGCCAGGTCAAAGGTGGCCTGTTCGATCTGTTCGGGGATGGTGGTGCTGCTGAGCGCCACGCCATCCAGGGTGATGCCGCTGCGGGGCCAGCCGAGGGCCTGGGTGGAGGATGCGCGATCCCCAATCCACTCCAGCTCGTCTAGGTAGCGGGTGGCAGAGATGACGGCACGGCCCTTGTCGTCGGTGGTGGCACTGCTCCAGGCAAGCGTGCCCAGCTGCAGATTGGCGATGGTGTCACCGCCGGCAACCGTGAGGTAGGAGTTGGCAGAGGCAGAGCCTGCCGTGGCGGTGACGGTGACGGTCATGGCTTGCGGATGGTGGAACGCTGCCGGGGCAGTCTCTTGATGCGTGCCGCGGGCTTGCTGGAGCGTGCCTGCTCACGGATGAGCGCCGATGCCCCGGAATAACGGCCGGTGCGCCCTGTGCCCGTGGTTCCGATCAGCTTGCGCGGGCCATCCTTGGACGTGATGGCAGCGCTGGGGTTGCGCTTAGGGATCGTGCCCCGAGGGGCTGACGTGAGGAACGTGTTGTCCCGCAGGACCCGGCGGCTGGTGGTGCGAGGGTTGACGGTGCGCAGCCCTGCAGCCTTGGCCTGTTGCTTCAGGGTGGGGCTGACCCTGGCGACCTTGGGCTTAATGGCCCGGCCCATCATCGCGGCAGTCTCGCGGGAGAACTGATCCACGCTGCGGCCAAAGCGCGTGCCGCTGATGGTGCCTCTGGGCTTGGCAGTGCCGCTGACAGCGTTGCGCCGCAGCCGGGGAGCGGTGACGCTGGTGCCAACCTTGGCACGCAGGGTGCGCCTGCCAGCAGCGCCACCACCGCTAGAGAAGCGCCCGCGTGAGTCCCTGGCGTAGCGGCGTGCCATCACTTCTTGCCCTTGCGCTTCGGCTTGGCAGCACCCTTGCGACCACCGCCCATGGTCTTGTAGTAGTCCTTGGCAGCCTGAGCCGTAATCAAGGAGTTGGCGGCCTTCTTGTCGTAGGGGTTGGCACGACGGGCCTTGTCGGCACGTTTCAGGTTGGCACTAGCGCGGCCTGCGGCAGTCTTGGGCCCAGCTTTCGCCTTGGGGGCAGGGGCTGGGGTCGCCTTACTGGCATACCCAGGGCCATTCATCTGCCGCGAACCGTACAGCCGGGCAACACGTCCCTTGGCAATGGTCCCCTCAGGGGCGGAGGTTCCAGGGCGACGGGAGCCAAGGTTGATTCCACGCTTCTTGGCTTTGGGCGCAGGCGCCGATGCTGCAGATTGCTGCGACTTGGCACGCACACGCGCCACCTGACGCGGGGAAACCCCGATCGTGCCCATGGATGCAGAGGTCCGGGGGCCAGAGCCCTTGCCGGTGTACATGATCCGCTTCTGATTGCGCAGACCACCGGCACGCTCTTGCGCACCCTTGCCACCGGCAAAGCCCTTGGCCTTGACCCGGCCACCAATGGCCGTGGTGCCCTTGGCCTTCAGATCAGCAGCGCGGCTGGAGTTGGCCTTGCGGGTGCCTGCAGCCTTGCTGCCGCCTCCACCGCCGCCTGTGGATGCAAACCTGCCGTTCTTGTCCCTGTTGTACTTCCTACCCCCACCCTTGGCCATTGATCTAAGACGACTGCGTTAGCTTGCCGGCGCCTGCCATAGCTTCACCGCACGATCCAGCGAGATCCGCTTCACCGGGCGCCCCTCACGGTCGCTGCCCAGCAGCTGATCCCCGATGCGTTTGCCGAAGATGGCGCGGGTGGTTTCAGGGTTGGCGCGGATCCAGTCCACGGTGGCGGCCTTGAAGCTCAGCGTGCCCTCGCCACGGTCGCCCTCGGTGGGACGCTTGGGCTCAACTCGCTTGCCCTTGGGGCTGATCATGTCCTCATTGCGCCACTTGTTCGGCAGCACGTAGCAGCGGCAATTCATGTGCGGCGACACCTTCGCCCTGCCGTCCCAGTAGGCCCCCGGCTCCCCGAACTGATACCGCTTGCCGTCCAGCCCCAGACAGATCGGGCACACGGCAGAATCCAGCGTGGCCGTCCACACCAGGCCATCCTCCCCCAGCCAATCGGGATCCGTCTCCACTTCATAGATGGCCATCTGCGCGGCGCTGCCCACCTCATGCACGCCCGTGCGGATGATTGCCTCCACGTTGTTTGAGGTCGTGCGAACAACGGCATCCGCATAGGTGGCCGCCACCTCCCCGCCCAGGTCGCTCATGCCAAGCCGGATCAGGCGCTCCATCCGGTCAGACACCATCAGAGGCACCGAGATGCGCAGGGTGTCGGCCAAGGTCTTGCCGCCCACCACCGCCTGATTGATCGCCTGATTCACCAGCCCCTGCGACGCTGCCACCGCACCGGGGTTGCTCAGCGCCCCACCGGACAACTCCACCATCTGCCGGGCGAACTCCAGCTGCTGCGCGAAGAACGGGGTCAGGGCCTGCTGGAGGGCCTCGATCTGCGGCACACCCCAAGACCGCTGAACGCTGTTGGCCACGGCTGTGACAAGGCGCCGGATCTGCTCATCACGACCCGGCCCTGGCGACATGATGCCCGAGGTGTCCAGCGTGCGTTGGATGCCGGTGAGGGTCTGGCGCAGGGCTTTGAGGGCATCCTGCACCAGCTCATCCTCTAGACGCTTCTGACTGAGAGCGTTACGGAGGAAGGCCTCAATCTGATCCGGCAGGTTGGCCTCAGCCATCCTCAGGCTCGGTGCCCGCGAACACGCGCCCGCCGCTGCCGTAGGGCACCACGTAGGCGCTCACTGCTTCGGGTAGCTCCCCGGCGGCGTTGACGTAATAGCCGAGCTTGAAGGTGGCGGGGGTGGTCACCTCGCCGGTTTCAGGGTCCACCACGGCGGGGGTGTCCACAGCCACCGCAATCTCATCGATGCACCAGGCGAACGCCGTGCCGTCCTCGCGGATCGTTTGCCCGTCCGTGCGCAGCTTGTCGGCATCCTCATCCCAGAACCCCAGCGCCTGGGCCGAGGCCTTGGCGGTGGCGTAGTTGGGGAAGCACAAAGTCACGTAGGCCATGGCGTTAGGCGGTTAGGGCTTGGAGGGTGGCGTTGCTCAGCCTTGTCGGCCAATACGCAATCCTGGAAATGGTGCCAGCCTTGACCCTGTTCAATGCACCGTGATCTGAGCCGATGTCAGCCCGCGTCAGGGCCGAAGGCATCGTGGCGGTGGCATCAGTTGCTGGAGCGGCCCCATTGAGAGAGGTTGCGAGATCGTTTGCGGCATAAGCAGCAGCGATTTGCCCCGTGACATTGGCGCTTAGACCCGTTCCTGCGGTTGCAACTCCGTCATAGGCGCCACCCGAAGCCGTGGCGAGTGACACACCGCCCGCGCTTTGAACATTCCAAGCAATTTGATTGTTGTAACTGTTATCGCTGACCCTAAACAGAAACTGGTTGCCGCCGCTAGCTGGCTGGGCCACTGCGGCTTGGACAAATGCACTGCCCTGCCCCTGGTTATACCACCCCGAGAACGCAGTGCCGGTGATCGTGGCGATGTCAGCCGACCGCGTGGCGCTGGTGCCGGTGGTGGGGATGTAACTGGTGGGGAACGCGCCGGCTTCTAGCTGGGCGCCTGTGACGTGATAACCACCCACTCCATCGGCTACATCCGACTTTATTGTCCAGTGATCTCCACGATTGCCTGGGGCAGTTGTCGTTGACGTGAATGTCCATGAGATGCGAAACCAGTCATCACGAAAGGGCTGCACTGTCCAGGCCGTGACTGTCCCACTGGGTGCAGGAGCCCCCGAAGACGGCGTGATGCTAAAGACTTCTCCGGTGACATTGCTACGCAGCCTGAACACACTGGCGCCACTCATTCGCACAAAGATGCTTTGGGTGTAGACAGTAGTATTGGCAAGCGTAGTTCCGCTTCCAAAATTAAAGCCATCTATGCTGTTGCCAGTATTTGCACCAACATTCAGCGCAAGTAAAGAGGCAGTAGTGCCGCCAAGTGGGGTTGATATGCTGACAGACGTAAGTGTTGCATTAGCTATTCCGTAGTTATTCGCGCCAAGGATCGCATCGCTGTACGTTTTCAGATTTGCCCTCTGCTCCTCCACCAGCAGCCCCAGGCACGCGCCCGTGGTGGGGTCATGCTGGAACCGGGGCACGTCGTTGGCAACGGTTTCGATCAAGCCTGTGGGGCCCACCACGGTGGCATTACTGGCCCGGGTGAAGGTGACCAGCGATTGCCCGGTCACCGCATCGCGCAGGCTCCGGTTTGCCGCAAAGCGCAGGTCAAGGCTCGGCACCCTCTGAGCACGCTGCCACAGCGGATCACGCACCCACCCCGGCGTCACAATCCCCCGATAGCCAGGCTCCACCATGCTCACCATGACCGATAGCCCGAGTCCAGAGCGTTCACGCGCAGCTCATACACCTCGCTGTTGGCACCGGGGGTGAAGGTGCCGAGGGTCTGTAGCTGCGCCCAGAGGGTATTGGTGTTGTTGGCAAACCGAACGAGGATCCCCGCGTAGTCAACCTGGCTGACCAGCGTGCTGCCGAAGTCCTGGGGCGCCGGTAGGTCAAGGAACCCGATGTAGGGATCCCGATCTGCGGCAACCAGATCAAAGACAGCGTTATCGGCAATCGCCGTGGGCGATGACGTGTAGAAGTGCAGCCGGAAGTTGCTCATCCCGCTCGGGATGCTGGCAACGTGGATCTGCAGCCGCACCGACTGGATCTGAATGAACCCGCCCGGCTTACCAAGGTTTGTGAACGAGTGGATGGCACTGGTCGTGGTGCCCACCACGTCATTGGCCGTGTACTGGGTGGTGTTTGCCGGCCGCGTGAACTGACGCACCGACCGATAGGATCCGAAATCAGTGCCCATCTTGTTCCTTGGCGATCAGCCGTCTGCGGCGTGGTTGTCTCTTAGGTTGCCGATCCTCCACCGGATCAGCTTGCGGCTCCACAGAGAAAGAGGCCGCAGCCTCTGCCTGGGTGGCAGAGATTGCAGCCTCGATCTTGTGCCGCCGGAAAGCGGTCAGACCCATTGGATCACTTGCGGTAGTAGATCACGGTGGAGCTGGTAGCCACGCGGCCGATGAAGGTCGCGGAGCTTGCAGCAGCCACGGTGCCCGAGCCGGTCACGGTGACGCCAGTGGCGTTGGCCGTGAAGGTGATGGCATGGGTAGCACCGGCCAGGTTGACGACGGTCACCTCAAAGGTGCTGCCGACCCGATACTCCCCAAGCTCGGCAATGATTGCCGGGCCAGTGGCAGTGGTCACCGCACGCCCCGTGGTGGGGGTCATGGTGACGACGCTGTGAATCGACTGCGCGGCAGTCAGCTCAGTGTCAGCGTTGGAAGCGGCCAGCAGGGTGCGGCCATTCAGCGCCCGATCAAACGGGGGCTGTTCCAGGTGGAATTGTCCAGCCATTGTCAGTTACCTCAACCGTACAGGGGGCAGGTGCTGACGATGTT